CTTTTTGAAGACAAGTCGATGAAGGATCGGCTACTGATGCGCTTCGGCGCATCAGCCTAGGGATGCCCTGTTGTGACAGAGGGCCAGGAGCCAAAAGCGAGTGATGCTTGGAAATCACTGCCTCCTGGTCAGTTGGTCGTCAAACGACGACAGGGATCGCCTAGAAACCGCCAATGTCTGCGTATTGGCGGCGTCTCCCCAAACATCCAAATTGCACCTTTTAATGAAAACATATCTACTTTACGGAGGGCTGTTGCTGAGCGTGTCTTCCTTGTCAAAGAGGAAGGGAAATTTGTCCCGCCCCCAAAACCTGTCCCCGGTTTGTTCGAAGCGCGGTTGGGCCGCATTCGAAACCTATTAGTGCCTTATCTTCCTTCGACCGCCCCGTTGAGCTTCCACGATACAGTGGAGACGTTCCGAGGCTGCAAGAAGATAAGGTATGAACGGGCTTGGCAAAAGATCGTGTCAACACGCACGTCTGTTGCCAAGGAGGCCGAGGTCAGTGTATTCGTAAAGTATGAGAAGACAGATCGTACGTCAAAATCGGACCCTGTTCCGCGGGTCATATCACCTAGAACCCCCGAGTTTAACTTGCGCGTTGCGCGCTATTTGCGAAAGGTGGAGGAGCCCATCTTCGACGCTCTCGGGAAGCTATTCAATCATAAGACGGTGATGAAAGGGGTAACTGTTACAGACACAGCTCGCTTACTCCGCGAGAAATGGGAACAATTTGACCATCCTGTAGCAGTTGGCCTCGATGCTTCACGCTTCGACCAGCATGTGTCCAGGGAAGCACTAGAATTTGAACATAGTATTTATCCTCTGTGCTTCCCACGTTTAGAACATAAGAGAAAGCTCAAATATCTCCTCAAGCATCAGCTCGTTAATCGTTGTACTGGATATACTCAAGATGGATCTTTGAAATACACGATTAATGGAACAAGAATGAGTGGAGACATGAACACTTCATTGGGAAACTGCATATTGATGTGTATGATGATTAAAGGTTATGCACTAGATATGGGCATCAATATGCAGCTGGCTAACAATGGAGATGACTGCGTAGTGTTCATGGAAAAACGTGATTTGAGTAGGTTTCAATCAAAACTAAACAGCTGGTTCCGTGAAATGGGCTTCAATATGGTAGTTGAAAAGCCCTCTTATGAATTTGAACAGATCGAGTTTTGCCAAA